TATACCACTACCATAAGTTATATAACCATATCCATCTAAGCCAGGATTACTATCACTAGTAATTACTGCTAACCCATGAGGATAAAATATTTGTCCACAAATTTCACCTGATGAAGATAAAATTAAATTTCCTTCTCCATCATCATAAACAGATCCACTAGGACATGACCAATTAAATGAATTTGGTTGAATATAATTTCCATACAATTTTGAAGGAACAGACATTACAGCAATTGCACTTCCTGATCCTGTTGGAAAATATTTTTCAAATGTTAGTGTAGATTGATTGTAATTATAATATCTACCATCTGATGAATTAGTACCTACTAATACATTTCCTTCAGGTTGTGATCCAGGAAATATACTTGCTGTGTTAGCGTTATCTCCATAGGAAGAACTCAAATAATTAGAGTAATATAATTCTTGAATAGAACTATATACTAAAGTTTGATATTGAGTTGATACCTGACCAGTTGTAGGTGATGTTAAAGGATCAAATAAAGTATCTGTGAGATTAGTTCCTAAAAATCTATCAATACCAACATCAGATCCAGTCAATTCATTTCCCTTATAGGAAAATCCTTTACTAACCTCAAACGGGGTTATTATTATATCCGATGCTAGAAATTGTTTGTATGCGCCCATTCATTTTAGAAATCTAGCTTAACACGAATTAATGCTTCTTTTGTAAAGTCTTTTGGTAAAGGTCTTGACAATTTAGCAACAGCTAACAATTGGTTTGTATCATTATATAATCCAATAGTTGTAATATATGTTTGTGGATTATTAATAAATGAAGAAAATAACACTTCACCAGTTGAACCTGAAATAAAGCTTGGATTTTCTGAATAGTTAAATTCTGAACTTCTAGGTCTTACAAAAATAAAATCCGAAGTTATAGATTCTTGAGAATTAATATAAAAATCATTAGCCGTTCCAGCAAGTGCAATACCACCACTTATAGCTGTATACATGGAAGTATTAGGAGAAACGTTAGGAGCTGAGGATCCAGTAGCTGATCCACTATATAAAAGTCCTATACCACCACTTACTGCAGGAGCACCTAGTGCTAATGGATTTAATAAAATTGTTCCAATATCTGGGAGTAACCATCCGTAAGATCCAGAGTTAGCTGAGTAACCATCAACTGTGTTTCTAGTTAAATTAGAAGATCTAACGCCTGAGGAACCTGTGATTAATTGGAAAACTCTACCGGCTTCAGTAAATTGAACAGAGGTTACATAATTGCTATTATCTGTTAAAACAATAGAACCAGACGAACCTGAAAGAGTTAATGATAGAGAACCTAAAAATAAAGCATCTTTATATCTTGCTCTTTCAAAAGTTAAGGCATAAAACTGAGATGAAGAAATAGCTCCAAACTGAAATAAAGAGTTTTCATCTCCGATTACTAAATCTTGCCATTGTCCAAAAATTGTACTTGTTGGTGAATAACCATCTACAGCTGTATTGTAAACTAAACTTCCACTACCGTTAGAGTTACCATATGCAATAGCAAATTGTACAGATCCGGTAGTTGCAGAATCATATGCATTTATATAAAAATTTCCTGATGATCCACCTACTTGAGCAGATGAAGTAAAAATGGAAGTTAATGAAGGCGAATTATTTGACCAAAGTGTAGATGAAATAGCATCTGTACTCACTACAAAATCGGATGCGTCTAGTCTATTAAATGACATAATTTATATATTAAGATACTTGTGTTACTGTTACTGGGATTGTTAATCTAGCTCCCGAATCTCTACCTTCTACAGTTAATGTAGCTTGTAATTGAGTATTTGAACCAAATAAAGTATTAATGGTTGTTGCTCGTAAGTTAATTGTTGTTCCAACAACTGTTTTAGATACTGAGGTACCTAGAGTAGATGTAGAATTTAATGCTTGAGCTTGTGGTGTATTAATACCAACACCTTCAAATGTACTAAATAAACGAACATCTGAAATGGTTGCTGTATATCCACTTGTTTCAAATGTGTTTCCTCCTAAATAATTTAATGTTTGAGGAGTAATAGCAAGTGAAGCACCTTGTTTAATTACAATTGCATTGTAACCTAAATCAAGAATAGGCATTTTAGCAGTTCCACGAGGTAAAGTTACTAATTTATATTTCATCACCTGTGTTGATTGAGGAAATGCCTCTAATAAAGGCATGTTTTCAATTGCTTGTCCATAATAAGCAGAACCTGATGGGTGGTTTGGATTATAAAGTGTATAATCAATTTCATCATCAGCTAAAGCATATTGTGTGATTCTAAAAGAACCATCATTTTGAGCTAATAATTGACGACCTGTATCAGTTAAAATAGCGTCTATTGTTACTACTGAGTTATTTAAATATCCCATTTTATTTTTTTATTTTGTTATAAATATATTAAATTATTCCTTTTGATGTTAAATCTTGAATAATACTGTCAAATTTGTTTAAAAGTGTATCGGAAGCATATTCAGGCATTAAAAATCCAGGTCCACTTCCTACACCTGTTACTTTATCAGCATCTATCAATACAATTTCAGGGTTGGGAATATACCTTTTTAATAAAAATGAATTTAAATTAGTTCCTGAAACTATAGGTTGGTCTAGGGTCAGATATAATGTGTTATTAGCATTTTGAGTAGGATCATTAACACTAGTAATCATATATGCTTGGTTTTCACTTGCTGCAAATCTTATTATGTCACCTCTTTGTACTGTAAATAGTTGGTATGGATAATCATATCCAGATCCTGAGACTTCATTTTGAGAAGATATACCATATATATCAGAATTAAATTGAGATCCTGTTAGTACATTTGGAGATGAGGATCCTGTAAACCAAAAACTTGATGTTACCTGAGCATTAAATGGAGGGTTTGATGTTAAATAAAATGTTCCTTCATTTATTACAAAATGGGGATCTGAAGTATAAGGGGATCCTCCTATCAAATTATAGATTATTCTAGATCTATATCTACTTCCAGATATTGGAGTTTCAGCTACAGAAGTTATATTAAATTGATATGTTTCTCCTGAGGTTAAATTACTACTAGTAGCATATACTGTTGACCAACTAGATCCATTATTAGTAGATTTTTCAATTGAAAAATCGGCTGATGCTGTGTAACTATTAACAGTATCAGTATATGTAACATCTAAATAAACTTTTGGAATTATTACGACATTAGGATCTGAGGTTCTAATAGCAACATAATCACCAGTAAAAGAAGCAGTTGTTGCTGTAGAACCGGATGTTGAAGGAGCTAGAATATCTAACTGGTTATAAGTACCTGGGAGAGTGAAATCATCAGCTCCTATTGTTGCATTAAGATTGTAATTAATAGTAGCAACAGTTGAACCAAAAGACATTGTTGTTAATGCTTGAGCAGCATTACTTGATGTTTGAGAAAAAATAATTGCTTGTGCTAAGGCTCCTGCTTTTATTACTGATTTAATTCCTTGTAAAGGGGTAACATTTCCACTTGTTTCACCTGCTTGGAAAATAACATTAGCTTTATTATTTTCATTAAAAGTTCGAGTTAGATTAGAATAATAAGAACCGGTTAAATTTGGAGTAAACACATTACCAGAATCATCAATTAAATATTTAATATGAAAACCTGTTTTAGGTATTATTTCAGGAGTGGTTCCTCCTAACCAATCAAAATAGGCAAAATAAATACGATCACTTTCTACAGAAGGAACTGAGCTTCCTACTCCAATATTAAAATCAAGAGAAGAATTTTCACACCCATTATATCTTGGATTAATGATACGAGCAGTAGTATAATTTGATTCAGGTACTGTTGAAGGTGTTGCACTACCTGTTCCTCTAGAAGCATTAATAATACTTACTCTATTAACAGCAGTTATTGAGTTAGTTGAAAAATCAACATCGTAATACTTCGGATTTGGTCTACTAATAACAGCATTATCTATTATTGGGTTGAATTCGGAGTTGTAAAATCCAGTAAAATCATTAAGGTAAGGATCAAAGATAACGGATCCATTTGGAAATATACCATAAGCAAAACTAACTACCGGGTATGAAATAAGAGGAGTGTAGTAAGTTGCTTGTAAATTAATATTACTTGATAAGTTAATTCTCCATATAGTTGGAGATACCGCAGTAATAGATGTTACAGTACCTGTTACATATCTTGAAACTTGAGTAGTAAATGTATCTGTAACGGATGCACTAATTGGAAAAGTTATTGTACTGCCAGCTGAGAAGTTATTTAGGGCTACTTCACTATTAATTCCTAAAAGATCAGTTTCACTTATGGTAATAGATTGTACATAATATGAATAATTACTTCCGTTATATCCTATAGCTGATACCCAAGTAAATGATCCAGCACTTGATGGAGAAGATGTTGATCCTGTACTATTATATGTTAATAATTGAGTGGAAGCCATTTTATATGGATTAAGAGGATTTAATTCTCCTCCATTATCTGTTAAAATAGAAGATCCACTTAATTCTCCATTAAAAAATTCAGCTTGTGTTGATTCAGTAAATTCAACAGGACCTAAAAGTGAAGGGGTTGAACCTGTCCAACTTTGAGTAATATTCACAACACCATTTCCTGTATATTCTGAGGATGTTAATCCGAATAAATCAGGCATTGTACCTCCAGTACTACCGGTGATTTCATACATTTGGATTGCTGATCCTGTAATTTCAATATTTTGAAAAACAAATGGTGTATCCCAACTTGTATTAGATACTGAACCGCTTCCATAAAAAGAAGTTGTTGTATAAGTATTAACTTGAGGTACAGGATATTTATTTCTTTCTAAAATATGTTGTTTAATTACAATACCTGTTGTTAAAGAACTTCTAACAGGTACGTAATCTTTAATCATCTTAAATAAAGCATTATCATAATATCTGATAAGTCTTATGTAATCCCATAAATTATAATTACTGTAGTATTTAGAAAAATAATCCTTACTTAAAGCGTCTAATTCAGGGTATGTTTCTGCTGAGGAGGATACTAATCTTGGATCACCTATATATTCACCAATATTAAAATAACCTATTTGAGCATTTATATCTTCATTTATTTCATTTTGAGGGGAAAATGCCACCTCAACATAATCAACATCTGCTACATAAGAAGAACTATTGTAACTGTCCTGGTCGATATAAATAAATGGAGATAATGTTGTATTTTGAGGAAGATTTACTTCGTTTGATCCACTATAAGGTAAAATAGTAGATATGTTCTTAATCTTTTTAGAAACAGTATTTCTTACACCAGCAGGAATTTGATCTTGGAATATAAATTCTCTATTTACAGAAAAACTTCCACTAACAATAGTAAAATTACTATTAGAAGCAAATGATTGAGTTATATAAGAACCTGTAATTTTAGGGTGCATCGATTTAGATGCTGTATATAGATCATTTCCTAAAGTACCTCTAAATATTAACTGATCATAGGCACCATTAATTCCTACTCCTTCTATAGAATAAGGATTCATAGTGTAATCATAAAATGTTCCTGAAGAGATTAAAGAACCATAATATCTGACTTCTTGGTAGGAACCACTAAAATTATTATAGGTTTTAGATCCTATAGTTAAAACACCATTTGATCCCAAATAAGCATTTGTACTATTAGCCCAAGGAGTTGCTACAGCACTAGCAGTAGCTGACCCTGTGTATCCTATAGTAAAACCATCATCACCATTGTATATTTTATTGGCTGCGTATAATGTAAAATCCTCATCATCTCTAGTAACCATTACGGACCACCAGTCACCATTAAAGAATGGTAAATAAATACTAGCTGATACTGTAGGATCATTAGTATAATTAGGAATAAATTTTAAAGTAGCATATTCATTAAAACTACTTGTAATTGAACCTGAGTATGATCCCGTTGTATATCCTGAACCTGTGTATTCTAATACAATAGCTGTATCTCCTGTATTATCTAAATTCCATAAACTTTGTGAAGGAGATGAAATAGCTGAATCTAGTCCGGGGGTTTTAAATCTAAATTGAAGGGTTGTTGGAGTATTACCTCCACCTACTGATTGCCAAAGAGTATTTACTTGCCAAGGGATTTCAACATATTGAGAATCAATAGATTCAATATCTAATTTATAATTAAATTTATCTTGCCAATAATCCCAATCATTATTTCCTACTTTATTTTTACCACCAAATTCATTAATTTGAAGGATAGTATCGGGAATACCAAAAATATTAATTAATGCTTTTAAACCAGCATTTGTACCTTTTTTCTTTAAAAGATAAGGTAAAGCATTATATATTTTTTTATAAGATAATTTTACAAAATCATCAATTGTAGGAATGTCTTCAGTATTTGCAACTGAAGCTGTTACATAGTTTGTAATTAATGCACTTCCAGTTGATGGGTATAAAGAACCATTAGCTGAAAGTCCGATTAATGAACTATATATATTTTCTAAGGTATAAGTACTATCGTATATTTTAGTACCTAAAGATTCTAATACTGTTGCTACTAAATCTTTAGAAACCCCTTCATATAAATTTGAATTAGCATCTAATTTTTCGGTAATTGCTTTTGTGTATAACCACATTTCATCAAAAAACTGTCCAATCAAACTAACAAATAACATATAGTTAGTATTACTTGGGTTGTTTCTCAAATATGCAGGGACAACATAATCTAAATTATTTTGATTATTAGAATCATATGATATAGCTACATCTATTTGATTGTTATACCATGTTGTTGCTTGTGTACTTGTTGGGGGATATAAAACATAAGGAGCTTCTGTGTTGGATTTAGGCCAAGCATATGCTCCTGAAGTATAATATAAAAAGTTTTCATAACCATCAAAACTACTAATTATAGTTTGTATTTCTTTTTCTAGTAATAATTTACTTGAAGAAACAGCGGTAGTATTGGTTGATGGACCAGATATGTTACTATACAATAAATCTAATTGTGCTTGAGAAGAAGAAATATTTATTACTTTTTCTTTAAAATTATATAGTCTCTGATATGCTGATGAAAAGAATATAAAATCTTCATAATCAGTATAATCTACTGATAATTGAGGGGAAGATGATGATATATTATTAAGTAATTGGAATAAAGATCCTGATAGGGTTGTTGAAAGGATCTCATCATAATTTTTATATTGGGTTAAGGGACCTGTTTCGTCTTTTAAAGCAATATTATAATTTGGTCCACTAAGTTTAATTGTAGAATCTTGGAATAAATTTTCTTGAACAAATTCTATTTGATAAGCAACAGACTCAGCATTTTTTGTTACGATGTAAAGTTCTGTTTTGGGTGCAATACTTGTTGGAAGAGGTTCATATAATTTAACTAGTAATGAAATTGTATTATTTTGGGAATCAAATTCTAACAATGAATTTACACCTACAATATAAATGTTATTTCCAAAATTTAAATAAAATTCATCAAAATAATTACTAGTTTCTACATTTTGTCTAAATGTATTATATAAATCATAATTTGAACTACTTATAAAATTAGCAACATCAATACCAACAGTATTAAACAAAGGGTTTGTATTAGAACTTAATCTAACCTCTGTTCTTGAAGGTGATATTTCACTGATGAATAAAGTATCCTTTTCAGAATCTAATTGAGGAGTTACAAAATTATAGATAGTTTTTACAATTCCTGTATCATATCCAGCATTAACAGCATCGAATTCAGGAACAAGAGTCATATCGACAATGTTTCCTTCAGGAGTAATCATTACCGGTTTATATGATCTTAAATCATCATCTGAATGTAAAAGATTATTATTAAAATCATAAATGAAATACTCAACCCTACTATTTACAGGACTAAAAGAAGATGTAATAGTTGTATTTGGAATGATAGAAACATCCTCAGAACTAATGTTCTGAAGTGTTAAGGTATTTGGGTTTATGTTGCTAATATTAACCATTTATATTTTGTATATTTTTTAAGGCATCCTCTACGGAGGTAATTGTGTTTTGTGCTAATTGTTGTTGTAATTCTAGATTTTCTTGTCTGAGAATTGTTACTTCTGATATTAGGGCATCAATTACTTCATTACCACCAGTTTCAGATCCTATATAATCTTGACTAGATATAACAAGATATTGATGGGAATTTGTATCTCCAAATTTAGGTATCTGATAAAATAAGGCTTGATAATAATCAAAAAATTCTGATACAGAGGGTAATAAAGAACTAGTCGGTACAACAGCCGAAGATGTTAATTCAGTAAATGTTGTATTAATGGTATCGTTAAATGCTTTTTTTTCGAATACCTGTTTAACTAGAGGTAAATTAGCCATTATCCGTTAATTACTTTAAAATAATATTGATCATCAAATACTTGTACAGTTCCATCAATGTTTGTTTTAATTAAAATAGCATAGTATCTTTCAGGTTCTAAACCATTCATCCAAACATCAAAATAGCTTGAAGTAGCATCTGCACTTAATTGGGTAAATTGAGTATCAAAATCAACTACCATTTCATTAGTATCTAAATCTTTGATAGCCCAATAGGATGCTGTTGGTAAATAATAATTATTTGTATAAACAGAACTAGTTTGCCATACTTGAGCAGGATATTCTGGTCTAGCATTTATTCTAAATCTATTAAAACTTTGAGGATAAAAAGTTCCTGGGTTTTGAGCTAATGTTAATGTTGCTGGGAGGGTATTAAGAATAGTCATTGAAGATGATCCTGAATCCCAGGTGTAATCTCTCCAACTAAATTGTAATGATGGAGGATATATTGTATGAGTATCTCTGGAGAAATATTTTAATTCAGGTTGAACATCTTTATCATATATGAATTCAACAGATTGTTTTAATATAAATCCATCAGCAGATATTGAACCAGTATATCTAGCTCTAACAATATTAGTTACATTTAAATTTAAATCTTTACTATCCCAAAAACCGAAAGTTACAGAAGCTGTAATAGGATATAAATTTGAATTAAACCAAGGTTGAGCAGAAGCTGTAAACCAGTTTCCACCACCAGCTACAGCATAATTAGTATTATAGGAAGCTGTTACATAAGCTGGGTAACTTGCTGTTAACCATTGAGCTCCTCCTGATCCTGAGTAGGTTTTCCAAATCCAACTTGTTCCATTTGTTTGAATTGGGTCATCTAAATATCTACCAGTACCCATATTCCAATCTCCATATACAGGAAAACATTCAACTGTAGTGTTTGAATTAAGACCAGTTGAAGTAGCAATATAACATTGAAGATTAGCTTTCCATAAATTATTATCTAATAATTGAGTTGAACTGCTAATACCAATTTTGTTTTCCAAAACATCATCTATTTCAGTTTCAGAAAAATTAATTAAAAAACGGCTAGTCTGAGGATTTGGATCAGTATAAGCAAATGAAGTTTCAGTTGCTTCAATGATTTCATCCAATCCTGTATTCATATTAGGGAATAAGGAATATAAAGTTGCGTCTTTAGTAGGAAATAATTTATATACTGCCATTTTTTTATAATTATAGAGGTACTACTTTACCTTGTATGTCTGTATTTGGGTATTTTAATTCAAAAATCATTGGGTCTAAAGATGGATATATAACATTATTAGCAGTAGCTGCTGAAATGTCATAGGAATAATTAGAATATCCAAGAGTTGAATCGGTTTTGTTAACAACATTAATAGATTTTACTGTTTGAACACCTTGAATAGCATCTAATGTTACAAATAAATTTCTTAATAATATTGGTTGATTAATTTGCCATTTATCTATATCAAAAATATCTCTTAATGCTGCTATACATTTTAATAATACTTCATCTGAGTTGGCACCGGGAAGGGTGATTATTTCAAAGTTTATTCCTATATTAATTATAAATGCATCTCTAATACCGATTGAGTCGTTAATCATTTTGTATTGAGATAGATATGTGTTTAAATTTCTTTTTAAACCAGCAGAAGCATTTACTAATTGTTTATCATTGTTATAAGATAACACATATAAATCTACTGTACTTATAGAACGGGAAGCAGCATTTGGTTTTGTAGCATAAACTTTAGCTACAGTTCCATATTCTGAGGGTAAACTTAAAGCCCTAATTACATAATCATCAAAAGTTACATTTCGTAATTGGCTTTGGAAACTACCTAAAGAGTTTTGTCTTAATTCATTTATATCATCTCCATCTGAACCTCCAGAAGCTGCATTTGGATTAGTTGCTAGTACTGAATTGAAAATTTGTTGTGCTAAGTTACTATTTGATAAAGATGAATTTACAAAAGTTATATTAGTAGTATCGATAGTTTGGAGCACATTCGCTTGAGCGTTTGCTGTTACTCCTCCTCCAACAAGATATCTAACTGTTAAAGTTGTATTTGAAGGAGCAATACCATAAGTATTTGTAAATATAAAGTTTGTAGGTGCGTAAGCTGTTGTTAATTTACTTTGATTATCAGGAAGACCCAAACCAACATTATCAGGATTAGGAATAATTTCTTCAGTTGTATCTAAAGGGTTTCCTGATCCAAATTGAATTTGGAGTGTTGTTTTATCTAAAAATCTTGTTGCAAATCTATTTTGTACTTGTTTTAATCTTAACAAATTAGCAACATCTGGATCTTGGAGATAATTAGGATCATTAGGATTTGAATTTGTAAGAGTTTCAAATATTGCATCTTGTGCTAAATAATCTACTTCATACCATTTATCTCCAGTAGTAGCGTCTGTGATATCTAAAATACCTATAATATTAGTATCAGTAATACTTCTTGAATCAAAAGGGACAGGAGAAGTAAATGAAAATGAGGTAGTTTTGATGGTAGCAGAAATAGCACTTCTAACTTTTTTAGCTAAATAATAAGTAGGAACACCGGCTGCTGTTTGAAATACTGTTACTTCTGTTGGGTCAACTGAACTACTAAAAGCAAAATTTACTTTATCAGTAATTAAAAATTTTAATGAACTATTAAGAGTAGAAGAAACAGTTGTATTAGCAGGGACTTGTAAAGCGTATGAAAAATCAGGTACTGTTACACTTCCAGAAAGTGTTGCTGGTAATTGTTGATAAATTTCTATATCAGTTGTTGCAGCATTTGTGGCTTTTGGTTTATACCCTAACATATAAGCTAAATCATATAAGTTTTGGGTTTGACGAGAATATTGTATAAAGGTTTCTTGGAATTGATTATCTACGTAAAAAGATAGAACATCTCCTACATAAGCAGCCATTTCCATAAACATCATACCTGGTGATGCTGGGGTAAAATCGTTATACGTGTTTGGAAAATATGTTTGAGCATAACTTATAAGACTATTTCTTAGTGAAGTAAAGTCTCTATTAACATATTTTATATCTCTTTTAATAGCCATTTTATAATGTTATATTAATTTCATCTTGAATACCAAAATTTTGTGCTTGGTATTTTAAAGTAATTGTAATTGTGTTAGTATCTTCATTAGGCACAACATCTATTTGTTGTACTCCTACAAATGGAAAATATTGGTTAATTTCATCTCTTATATATTTACCAATAAAATCTATTGTAATACTATCTATATTTTGGAATACTAACTCATTTAATCCACTTCCAAAATAAGGATTAAATACTCTTTCTCCTTTATTTGTGGAAAAAAAGTTCATTAAATTATTTTTAATAGCATCTCTTGTTAAATAGTTAGATTGAAAGACAGCAGGAGCATTGAAGGGTATATTAACCCCTATTGCTTTTCTGTCAATAGAATCAATTGGAAATCTATTTTGAACAATTATAGCCATTATTATTTATTCATTAACCCCATTATCATATCTAATCCTACCTCACCTGCGGGTAAAGATCCATTAATTGTATCTACAGGAGCTGGGTTGAAATTTCCTGCATATTGTGAAGTTGCTGCTCCTCCATTTTGCATTTCACCTAAAATACCACCAAACATTGCTTGTCGTTCAGCAGCTGTTAATTGTTTAGGTTTTTCTAAATGAGGTTGAGCATAAGTATCTCTTAAGGTTTCATTAACAACCGTTTTAGGAGCACGAACTGCTTCCAAAAGGATATCTTTTAATTCCTCTTGAATAGCTTCTCTTACAGCTTCTTTTATTAAAGTTTTTAAAGCGTCAGTTTTCATTGTTTATAAATATTAAAATTAATAAGCTTTTAAATTATCTCTATCAATAATTAATTTAAGTTCTGTAACTAGTGTTTGATTATTGGTAGAAAAAGATAATTCGGTTTGGATTAAAGGAATACCATTTGTTGTATATCCAACTGCTCGTCTACGATTAACAGTAGGAGTATAAGGTACTTCCTCAATTTTTATAATAAATCCTTTATAAGAAGTATTATCATAATTTTCGTAATTATCATTTCCATAATCCGCATATTGTTGAGTTAGAGATGATATTTGTTCAATTTCATTTTTTTGACCTTCAGGAAGACATCTAGAAAGTATTAAGGATAAACCATTTACTAATCCTACTGCATTTCTTAATAAAGAAGAAAACAATGAAGTTGACATTGATAAAGCATTAACACTTCCTATAAGAGGTGGAAGTCTTGGTGTTCCATCATTTTTATATAAAATTTTATTATTGATATAATCTAAATCATCTATAGCCGATACTACAACTCCAGGAATTACTGGGATTGTTTTTGCTGCTGCCGATGCAACTGGAAGGGCTGTTGATAATGCTGTTGAAGTTGATTGTAAAGTATTAGCTACTGTTGATGTTGCTGTACTAATTTGGGCTACTTTGTTAACTCCTTCTACAACTGAATTGAGATCTTTAACAATGTTGTTTAGTTGAGTTAAAGTTTGTTGAGTAACAATAGAACTAGGACATAAATCAATACCTTGTGAATCTGCTACTTTTTTAGCTAAAAGTAAAAGATTAGGTATAACTAAAGATGTTATTTTAGTAGTTTGAGAATTAAGCAAAGCATTGAGTTTTCCAACTCCTGCTGCTTTCATATCTTCTGATCTATTGTTTTTTACTGTTTCAGAATCAGTATTTAAGCTAGCTTTTCTATCAGCTGCTATTTGTTTGGCTTCTGCTCTTTTTTGTTTAGCTTCTGCTCTAGCATTTTCTAAGTCCTGTTTTTTCTTTGTTTTTAATTCTTGCAAAGAAGGTAACTTAGGCACCTTTGAAGATGCTAATAAATTAGATGAAGTGTTAATTGGTAGAGTTGCCATTATATTGTAAAGTTATCTTTTGATTTAATATTTTCTAAATCTTTTTGTAACAAAACTAAAGTATTATTAACACTTGTAGATATAGCATTTAAAGGTGCTAAAGGAACTCCGGCCGGTGCTCCTACTAATGTTTGACAGGTTGCTGTAAATACTTTAAAGGCTTCAATTAATTGATCTAACAAATCAACTGTTTGGTTACCTAAAAGTAAAGGTTCATCCGCATCTTTATCTCCTAAATATAATTTACCAGTTTGTATAACCATAGTATCAGTGTCAACATTTACACTTTCAACAGCATTTAAGTTAATTGATTTATTTGAACTTAAAAGAATATGATCATTAGAACTATTAAAAACTAACCGTCCTGAGGTTAGGATAATTTGGCTTCCACTATATTGGTTAGGGATAGTAGGGGCATTAGAGGAATAACTTGAATAATCTGTGGAAGCTGCCTCTAAAGGTAATTGTTGTGTACTACCAAAATATATAGATCCTAAATCTTTATTTATTTCTTCAATAGTAGGAATCCATGCTTCTGTTTCTGTTGGGGCTTGACCATTTCTTATAATTAAAATAGGATCACCATTTTCACCAACTTTAGACCATGGATTTTGATCTTTAACAGTTGAACCAAAACGTACACTCTGACCCCATCTACCCTCATATATTATATCACCTTCATAAGGTTTTAAATATTTAATATTATCTCTTTCAACGAAGGTATTTCCTAAATTAATTTCAGGTTGAGGTGCATCTGCATTAGAAACAGCACCAGCTTCTGCTCTTTGATAAGAAACATTTTTGGGTTGGGAATCTGATTCCTCATTATAATCTAATAAAGGATCAGGGAATGCATTTTGATGTAATGTATTCCACAAATTAATAGGTTGGAAATAATAATAATCTGTTTGATTTAAATCAACATTTCTAGGATTTTGAGACCTTGTTGAAGGAAATGAAACAATATAAGTTATCTCATTTAATAAAGGGACATGTCTTATATTAGGGAATAAAGGTTTAGCAAAGTTATAATTTTCAATTAAATTATCTTCAAATACTTCACTAGTTGGAACAACGGGATTAGAAAATGGTTCAAATAAAATACCTCCTAAAGTATCATATGACCCATATTTATCAAATAAACGTGGATATGTCTTTTTAACATCCTCAGGATCTATAAAAGTAAAACGAACCCTTACTGGTTGGATTACAAATTGACCAGGTTGATTGAAAGAATCTCTATTTTGAGCTTCCTGAGCTGCTAAACCATAGACTAGAGCCATTATTTACCTCCCTTTAAATCATTCATAGTAGCTAAAAGTTGCTCTTTTTCTTCATCAGAAATAGTTAAGGCACCTTCTGCTGTTTGGGTTTGCATAGCACGTTGTGCTAACGCAGCCATTTTAATTAAAATATCGTCATTTTTTACACTTATATCCATGTATTCCTTAATTAAAGGAACTACCAAAGTAGCATCCCCAATATCTGAAATTAGGGGTTTTAACTCATTTATAAGTGCTGTTACCTGTTGGTCTTTTTTCTTTTGGTTATTATAAATTTCCTCTAAAAGATCGGAAAATTTTTTCTTACCAAAGACTACATTATCAAATTGTGACATAAATATACCATTTAGTTTATGATAAATATTAAAACTAAAAATTTGTATATCCGTGTTCTAAATAAAATATATAGTTTTTCTTAAAAATATCGTAAAGCTGGTTAGCTATCTTAGTAATTTTTGGGGTTTTAACATCTATTATTTCACGGATATAAATGTAAAGTGCTTTTTTATTAAATACGTCTAAATTTTCTCGTTTTCTAAATAATTCTAAAATTGCATCTGCTATTTGAGCATCATATTCTTTTGGGAATAATTCAAATATATTTTTTGTACAATAATCAGTGTATAAATCTATAAATTGAGATAATTTATCATTATAGGCAATATCATCTATACTATATGAATGATTTTCATTTTCTTCTAAAACTTCAATAGGTGCTGTATCAACACGTTTTTTATAGTTTTTCTGATTAGATAAGATTAAATAACGTTTTGCAATAGTACCGAAATAAGAATATGCTTTTGCACCTTTATCTTTATTGAATAAATGAATTTTACTTAATAAAAATGTAATTACTTCATGTTGTAAATCTTCAATATTATCTACCTCTGTATAGTAAAATTTAAAGGTATGAATAATATTTTCTGTTAATTTGAAAAAAGCATAATGAATTTTATCATTATAAAGTCTACTTCTTAACTCAGGATCTGTTGTTTTATTGTATAATACAATTGCATCCTCGGTTTCTTGGGTAAAATATTGTACCCCTTTTTTCTTTTTCTTTACTTGAACTTCCATTATTTTTCAACGTTTTTAATAATAAAAGAATTCAAGATAGTTTGAATGCTTTGGATTTGTTGGAAGAAAAAACCTATTTCATCATCTGATTTGAAACTGCCTTTAATATCAATTTCTTTAATTTTTTTATCTGATGCTTCTATTACATCTGATATTTTGTTTAGATAGGTCATATATCCTGCAAGGATATCTTCTTGTTTTTCGTTTTTACGTAGGAGGTTAAAGGTCGTGTATCCTAAGACCACGACCATTATACCTAAAATTATTGTTAATATTATCATAATTTGTCTAATAAATTTTTAAGTCCTTCATTTTTTAAGGAACCTAATGCTTTTGTTTGAGCAGCGGTTTTAGAAGGGGTTTTTTTATTTGACTCCAATGTAAAACTTTTCTTTTTAGTCTCCACGCTACCATTTAATTTAGGTAACCATTCTCTTTCAAATTCAATACGAGCCGCCATCAAATCTGCCTGGTGGATAATATATGGAAGAGCAGTACGTGGTTTTTGTTCTGGCATAAAGTTCATGAGATATTTTTCATTGGCTTTATCATACAAACCATCATGTGTTTGAATAGCTACCATCTCATTAAATGTATATTTAACATCATGTGCCTGGAGTAAGAATAAACCTCTATCAGGAACCGATGCAAATGGAACTTTGGTGTTAAACATATAATCTTCACCAAGTTTATCTTTACGCCATTGATCAGTTTGAGGAACATATGATTCCTCTTCTTCAGAACCCATTTTACCTAAATCATGATTCAAAGCAGAGAATACAAGTTCCTCTTTAGTAAATGTATCTAAATCAGCACCCATATCTCCCCATAATTTATGAAGATGAAGAGCACAAGTAACAACACGATTAACATGTTCTACATACCCCCCAGGGAAAGCATTATGGTATTCTTTTTTATGAGCAGCAGGCATTAAAACAATGCGATCCTCATATTTTTCATAAAACGCTTTAAGAGCAGTTTTTCTTGGTTCAGAAATATGGTCATCAATAAAACCAATAAAGTCCAACCAATTTTGTTGAATTTGTTCAGCTGTTAATTGCATAACTATTTTAGTATTGATTAATTTCTCCGGGACCTAGAGGTTCTTGTTGAATAAATGATTTAGCATCATCTATTGTTTCACGTAGGGTAATTAGAATTTCCTCGGCTTGTTCTCGAGTACCTCCTCGGTTCATCATCATGTGTAGTTTCTCAACCTCACCCTCGGCTCTCTCTAACCGTCTCATTATAATCTCTCTGTTTTTCATACTTTCTTTATTTTCTTTTTCTCTCGTATCTCAAATATAATAACACGAGAATGCATCTCCAAGCTTAGTTTAAAAGCTTCTCAACAATATCTTGAATTTTTTTCAAATGAGCACATTTTTCATATTCTTCAAGATCCTGAAAGTATGAAATAGAAAATTTTATGTATGTAAGGAAATGATCATCTGCATAACGAATTATAGCATCTTGGTGAGATTCTTCTGTAATATCAATTTTGCTAATCCAAAAGAAAGCTCTATTGTATACTACAAACTCTCCAGCTTGTTCAACATCATACAGATCTAATTCTTCGTCCATCCTAGAGAAAAAACCTATTATTTTTTTATTGAATGTTCGATGATTATGAATAAGTTTTTTGAACATTCCAACCCAAAACAAAGGATGTTTTTTAAAATCCTCTAAAAGATAGGACATATCATTTTCTTGATCAAAATCAGGTTTAGGACTTTCATCCTCATTCCCGAATAATCCAAATATTTTGTTTGCGTCCATGATTATAAATATGCCTATAATCGATTTTAAGCGCATATAAAAACAAAACGCGGAACCTTCATAGGATTCCGCGCTAGTTTTTATAAAATTATATATGCAATTATTTTA